TTTCAAGATTCTTGTGGTTAAATAATAATGTAACTGCTTCGGAGTTACACCATTCACACTCGCTTAATAAGGAGCAAACAAATGTCTAACATTCAAAGGTATCGTGCTGCGGATCTTCCAGAACTAATGGAACGCATCACAAGAAACGGAATTGGGATGGACGATTACTTAGATCGTTTCTTTAATCTACACGAAACTACTAGTAACTATCCACCATATAATCTTGTTCAAGTTAACAATGTACAATCTAGACTAGAGATTGCACTAGCTGGATTCAAGAAGAAAGAAATCAATGTATACACAGAGTACGGCAAACTCTTTGTAGAAGGTCAGAAGGAAGATAAGGAAACCGACACAACCTATCAACACAAAGGACTTGCTCAGAGATCTTTCACTAGGACTTGGACTCTCTCTGACGAAACAGAAGTCAGGGATGTAAAGTTTGAGGATGGTCTTCTGACCGTAGAGCTAGGTAAAATAGTCCCTGAACACCACGCTCGTAAAAATTACCTCTAATTCACAGACCCCTTGACAAACGTCAGGGGGTCTTTTATAATATATAAAAATATTTTCCAATGTCTATACAACTGTTGTTGATGAAATCTGGTGAAGATGTCGTTGCTGATGTCTATGAAATCAGAGATAAAGAAGGTATGCCACAAGGTTTTATCCTTAGAGATCCACAGATCTGTAGGATAATGAAAAATATGGAGTCGCCTGAAAAAGGACCAAACGTTACGTTTGAGAACTGGGCACCCCTATCACAACAGAGGAAATTCCTAGTGAAGGAGCACGCCTTCTTGACTATGTGCGATCCTCTACCACCACTAATTGAACATTTTACAGAACGCTTTGGAGAGAGTGATGAAGAACTGCCAGGTACTGATACTGAAGACCAACCAGATCTTAGTGAGCCAACTAGAACCGACTGATGCAGAGTTGCCTGGTGAACCTGATGTTCGCTTGATCGATCCCTGTGTGTTGCATACAGAAGGAGAAGAGAAAGGAACATTGACAAAATGGCTAGAAGGGATTACAATACAGAACGAGATGATGATCCATTCGGATCAGATTCTTACAATCGTCGAACCTGTTACTGTTCTTACTCAAGATTACAATGAAGTTTTACAAGAACGTTGACCAAGTTGGTGACCGTATACTTGTAAGAGGTTGTGATGGGTATAAAGAAGTTCGTTTTCGTGACGAGTTTCGACCTACCCTCTATGTGAAGAGTAAGAAGGAATCTAAGTTTTCCACCCTGTATGGAGAACCAGTTCGACCTATACAACCAGGTACTATCAGAGACTGTAAGCAATTTTGCCAGCAGTATGAAGAGGTAGATGGTTTTGAGATCTCTGGTAATCAGATGTATCTCTATCAATGGATCAGTGACAACTTCCCTGGTGAGGTTGACTATGATCCAAGTAAGATCCGTGTGTTCACGATTGATATTGAAACTGCATCAGAGAACGGATTCCCCGATATCGAATCTGCTGATCAGGAAATCTTACTTATCTCAGTGAAGGACAGTTTTACTGGATTGTATCACGTATGGGGTTCACAGCCCTTCGAGAACAACCACGCTGACGTATCGTACACACTCTGTGCTGACGAGCAGGAACTACTACGGAAGTACCTCGCTTGGTGGATCGAGAATTATCCTGATGTTATTACAGGTTGGAATGTTCAACTGTTCGACGTTCCTTATATCTGTAATCGTTTGGATCGTATCCTTGGAACCAAGGAAACTAAACTCTTTTCACCTTGGAAACTTTTAAGTTCCCGTGAAATTTATATACAGGGCAGAAAAAACATCTCTTATGATGTATCGGGGATTACGGTGCTGGACTATCTTGATTTGTATAGGAAATTTACTTATACAAATCAGGAATCCTACCGTTTGGATCACATAGCGTTTGTAGAGTTGGGATCTAAGAAGTTAGACCACTCTGAATTTGACACCTTCAAGGAGTTCTATACCCAAGACTGGCAGAAGTTTGTGGAGTATAATATCCACGACGTACGTCTTGTTGACCAATTGGAAGACAAGATGAAGCTTATGGATTTGGCATTCACATTAGCTTACGATGCCAAAGTCAACCTTGAAG